TCGGTTGTGCTGATAAGCAGATCGTCACTGTTCATCGTTCTGATGGTAGTGGTACTACCAAAGGTTTCACTAACTCCCTGTCTGCTTTCTCTCCTGAGTGGAAGAAGACTGTAGGAACTGGTAAAGCAGTTCAGTGGCCTGTTGGTGTTGGTGGTAAAGGTAACTCTGGTGTTGCTGGTGTTATCAAGAACACTCAAGGTGCTATCGGTTATCTGAACTATGGTTATGTGAACGGTGGTAAGTTCCAACAGGTTGCTCTTCAGAATCGTGCGGGTAACTTTGTGAAAGCAAACAGTGAAACTTCTGCTGCAGGACTTGCCAAGATCGTTCTAGACGATAAACTTCGTGGGGCAGATCCTAACCCTGCAGGTGCCAATGCTTATCCCATTGTGTCCCTGACTTGGATCCTTGCTTATCCTGAATCCAAAACTGGAGTAAAGGAAACTCTTCGTTATATGTTGAGTGAAAAGTCGCAAGCGGTTTCAGATTCTTTGGGATATGTACCTCTTCCAGAGTCTCTTCGACAGAAATCTCTTGCTGCAGTCGAAACTATTAAGTGATATAAGTATAAATCACTACACAGCACCCCTTGACAGGGGTGCTTTTTTACTATATACTATGTAAAGATTTGCAACATAAAGTAAATGACTGTAACGACAAACGAATTAGGGCAACAAAATTTGTTTGCCAAAGAACCACAAATGTACGTCTCCAAGTCTGACGCTGAGCGTTATGGTTATGAGACATATGCAGAACGTGCAGAGAAATTGAATGGACGCACTGCTATGCTTGGATTTGTTGCTGCTATTGTCAGCTATGCTACTACTGGTAGTGTATTTTTCTTTGGTGTTTTCGGATTCTGAATGATGCTTGAACTTCTAACTTATTATGTAATTGTGAGCGTTGTTTTTATCGGCGCACCAGGAGTATTTTTCTACATCGTGTTCATGCCTGCCCTTCAAAACACAAAGGGTCGCATGGTTGGATACAAAGACCACAAAGTATATGGTGATTCTTCTATCTACGAAAACTCACCTTCAGACCAAAGTAAATTTTATCTCACTTTAAACTCATGAATGAAACCGCAGAACGTATTAATGGACTTGCAGCTATGATCGGTGTTATTGCCGCCATGGGTGCATATGCAGTCACAGGACAGATTATTCCTGGTATTTGGTGAACGACATGTTACTCATAGCAGCATCCATGTTAGGTGGATTTATATTTGCCGCCCTATTGAGTGATGATGTTGATGATGATGACGGTCCAGATGGGGGGATGATGATACCAGCATATTCACCATCACCTTCTTGACGAAAACTAAATAAGTATACTATACTAAGAGGTCTAAGAAAAGACCTCTTTTTTTATATGTTTCTAGAACTGCTACTATCCTTAACACCACTCGATTATACCTATCTTGCTAAAGTGATTCGTGTAGAAGCAGTTAGGAATACCTTCGACGAGTATTGTGTCGCTGCCTCTGTTCTTAATAGAGTCAATTCTAAAGTGTTTCCAAACAGTGTATATGAAGTTGTTCATGCAAAGAGTAGTAGAGGTCAGCATCAGTATCAAGGATTTGATTTAAAATATCCCAAAACCGATTGGGTGCTGGTAAACAAATTAAACTCCCTAGAAGGAAGAAAAAACATATTAAAAGCATATAGCATCATAGGAAACAGAACAGATTTTAAAGGACAATCTATGCTTAGGCACAGGGTTCCATCGGAGGATCCTATGTGCAGTTCAAACGGAAATTTCTACCATTATCACTGGCAATGATTATTAAAGCAATTAAGACGCTATTAGAACCAAAAAGAAAAATCACTGAAGATCAAATACAGTGTGCTATTGATGAACAGATTGTAGAATGTGAAAGTGAAGCATTTAAACAAGATGCTCTGAATTATTACACTGGAGTTCCTGCACCTGTCTATCTTGAAGATGATCCTTGGTTTGGACCTGCTCCTGTACGTTCCGAAAAACAACTTGATTATATTGAGCAAGAAACGTTTATCAAGCAGCAGCAAGCACAGGAAGTTGGTAAAGGAGAACCTGATAATATTCATCAATTAATGTATGAAATTGCAACTAAAAGTTCTGCAACTACGCTTCAATTAGATCCTGTTGGTGGATCTGAAAACTTTCAGGGAGGATCAGAAAATTTCCATGAATGAAGATTGGCGTTATGATGATAACCGTATGAAGTTAAGGGGAGAAGTTCTGAAGATTCTTCTTTCAAAGTACGGCGGAGAACTTGTTAATGGTGAACCTAAATATTCAGGACAATCCATTTATGAATGTGTCCACGATTGGGTATCACAAGGACATAAAACATCATTTGGGATTGTAAAATATTACGAGGCTTATTATGCAAAAAGTAATTAACGTATTAGCAGTTTTATCATTTGTTGGTGTTGCTGGTATCATCGGTGGTGGCACCTATGTTTATTTGCAAAAGGATTCTATCCTTGCAAGTGTTAAAGAAAAGGTTGCTAAAGCAGCAACAGAAGCGGTGGCAGGTGCTCTTCCTGGTATGATTGATTCTGCCATGCCAGAACTTCCTGGTGCTACAGGAGGTGCTGTTCCCTTTGGTGGAGCAGCACCTTCGATGACTGGTGGCGTATCTCTTCCATGATAAAGCACATTATTGCTGGACTTCTTCTAGGTATAGTTCATGGGGCAACTGTCCCCATGAAAGCAGAACCTACAAAGGGGTATTACACCATGGATGCCATGGGTTGCATGATAGTAAGAGAGTGTACTAGAGATGTTAAACGAATCAAAAGTATTCAAGATATTAAAGATCACTATCCCAGCAGTGATTTTAGTAGCATTGATTCTGAGTTTGATGACATCATCACCTCTTTTGATAGGATCGGAGTTGGTGTCTTTTTAGGTAATGAAAAATATTTTCCACCTGGACACAGAGGTGTTTATCATACGGTTTCTAATAATTTCTTTTTGAATGAAACTTTTATGCATCGTCAAAGCACACTCATGTCAGTGACCAGGCATGAAGGGTGGCACGCTGCACAGGATTGTATGGCAGGAACCATTGATAACAGTTTGATTGCTATTATTCATAATGAAGAAGATGTTCCTAGGATGTGGCAGGCAATTGCTAAAGATACTTACAAAATGACTCCAGGTGCAATTCCTTGGGAGAAGGAAGCATTTTGGGCAGGGCATACAGAAGGCATGACCGCCAAAGCACTTGATGCATGTGCTACTGGAAAGATGTGGGAGGTTTATAAACCAACACCATTGACCGAGGAATGGTTGCGCGAAAATAATTATATCAAATAAATAAAACTGCCTTGCTCTTTCAACATGGAGTCTGCTCCAAAGAAGAAAGAGGAAAAACAGTCGAATAAGTTTGATTGGGCGGACGAAGGATTGTCCGCTTTGGTGCGTGTTGTTATTCTTTCGTGGTCCGCAGCAATTCTTACACTTAATTATGTAACTATTCCTGGTGTTCCTCAGAAAAATATCGATCCGACTTTCATAGCCAGCGTGTTCACTGGGACGCTAGCTACTTTCGGGGTTGTTCCGGCGAAAAAAGATAAAAAAGAAGAGAAAAAACCAGAAGTAGAATCTAAGGGGAAAGTAGTATAATATGAATTTTGAATTGGATATGGAAGATTTTACAATCATCCAGAATGCATTACATTATTATAAACATGTTGAGAAACGAGGACATTTCTCAAAATTTGACGAGGAACGTGTAAATAGGTTGAGAGATAAACTCTCTTATCAAATGATCCCTAGCATGAATAGTAAAGATGGAACTGTTCCTTCGCCCCCTAGAAAACCAAAATGACCCTGTATGGAGTGTGATTATCTCGATAATCATACTCCTTTTTGGTGTTGGATATTATATTGTCTATATAATGAGTATGGCTTTTAATGAATTGAACGATGAGCGACCTGACGAATAAAGATGCCGAGCAGGATACTAAGATTGCTGTAATGGACAGCACTCTGGAAAATGCTATTCGTCGGATTGAAATGGTCCATAGTCGTATAGACAAGACCGAAGAACAAATTAAAGAACTTAAAAAACAAGTTATAGACAACAAAATTTGGATTCAGAGAGCATCTGCTGTCATCGGCGCAGCAGTAGCTCTTATTGGAATTATTGTTGCATTGCCACAAGACGCAGATTCAAAGGAGTTAAAAAATGGGAGCAATGACACCACCCAGCAGGAAATCGTGCTACACATTCCGGGTGACAGAAATTAATCGTGTGCTTGACGGCGATACTATTGATGTCACTATTGACCTTGGGTTTGATTTATACAAGAAAGAAAGAGTTAGAGTTGCGGGCGTTGATACACCAGAGAAAAGGACAAGAGACCTCGAAGAAAAGGAGTTAGGCATTGACGCAACCAACTGGCTCAAAGAAAAACTGGAAGGTGCTTTGGCTGGTGACGATAATCTTGTTATCCGCACTGAACTTGTTGGCGGCGTCGGCAAGTATGGTCGTCTTCTGGGGTGGTTATACCTTGGGGACGCAGAATTGTCCCTTAACGAAGCGATGATTGAAGAAGGATATGCTTGGGCATATGATGGTGGAACTAAGCAGAAAGACTTTGAAGAACTTAGAGAAATAAGGAGGGAACATGGAACGCTTGTTTAAATGGCATAGAAGAAAAGTATATCGTCCAATTAGAAAGAAGTTCAATTTAAATGGATATCAAATGTCATGGATTGCATTTGGTAAGGGGATTATTATTGGTGCTATTTTGTTGTAATGCAGGATATACCTTATATTAATATTCGTGATTTAAGTGTTCCTACAGTTCCACGATGGGCAATTGAATCACCAATTGCTGTACCCATATACCCACCTGTAACATCGCAGGTGGGTCTTCCTATTGTGAATATGCCTGGCTGTGTGAAGTCGCATGAAGATAGTAATAAGAATGCTAATTTACCCAACAATGATCCAGATCAGGTAAAAATATTTTGTGATGGTGAGATGCCAAGTTTTAATGCAATCAATTATGATGCTAGAAGATTGCAATATGAAACTGAAAAAAAATCGCAGGAAGTTCCTCCAGTAAGATCACCAGAACAACCAGAAGCACCTAAACCACCAGAAGCAAAAACACCTGATGTTCCCAAAACACCAAATCAAGGTATTGATTGTCCGACAGAAGCACAGGGACTTAAAGAACCTGTTGGATTTATAAAAGGTGATCAGAAAGTTACGGAATATCGATTAGTTGGTAATGAGTGTATTCAGGTCACAGAAGATATTGGTGTGACTGCACAAATCATAGGAAACATTCCATCAGCAGGTGCTATAACTGCTACTGCTTCGATTGCTGTTGTGGCAACGTCTTCGGCAATATTTGCAAAACCTCTTGCTGATCTTTTGTTAAGAGTGGTGAAACCGGTTGTGAAGAAGGCGCTGACAAAGGTCCAGTCCTTATTGGGAAAGAAACCCCGGAGATTGTCCCGCCAAGAGGTGCTTGCGAATCAGTACCGGGAGAAGCGGGGTTTACCTGTCTTAAAGGAACCGAAGAAGAAGGGATAGTGTGCTTATGTTGGGGAATAGTAGTTACATTTTCTACTACCACATCAGCACAAATTGCATAATATGGACTTCTTCTATGAAAGCGAATTCCAGCTTTCATCAATTCTCCACAATTCTTAAGACGAGCAATCTCAA